GTATAAACAGGCTTCAATATCAGCTCGGGTTGCGCCAGTAATAACAACACCATCTGCATTTGTCGGGCTGTAAATAAAACTGCGCAGTTTATCCGGGCTTATGTCATTTGAAAGACTGGAATCCTGCCAATAGATATATTGGTCGATTGCACCACCATCGCCCTCGATGTTTTCAATAACAGCCGAGGCGTCGGCTTTTGTGGTGTAATAGGTCAGCTCGATATCGTAATACTCAACATCCGGAGCCTCTACAACAACCATGTCAGTAAATACCTTTACATCTTCTGCAGTACAAGCCGCCAAAACATCAGCCAATATATCGGTGTCCGGAAGTTCGCCACCTGCGCAAATTGGCACGATTTTAACGCGACCATACATATTGCGCGTGATTTCAATATTGACTGTTGATGCACTTGCAAGGCCACCGGAGAGTTCCAGTGTCAGCAACTCGTCCTCATAAGTTGCTGTATAATCTGTGCCGTTTGCCGCCACGGAGCCGTCTGGCAGATATACAACCAAAGTTTCGAGAATAAGGTTTGCACCGCCCTGAAATGCATGTGCAGCGTATGTTTTAAGTGTTCTCGCTACCGTTTCTGTTTCCGATTCGATAACGACATCAGAAATACGAGGATTGGCCGACATTGCATAATATCTATACGCACCCTCTGTTCCTGCAGTACTTAATCTGTTCTCTGCTTCTCTGATTCGTTCCCGGTATGCGTCGTCGCTTTCCGAATCGCCGCCGCCGTGTGTAACATCGATATTTGTTACATAGTCAATCATCGGGATTTCAGAAACGTCGACAATGTTTTTTATATCTCCGACTGCAATATCGTTGTATTCATCGCCGCCAAATTCAGCACTTGCGTTCACCTGAACATACAAAGAGCCTGCAGGCAATACAACGGTTTCATTTGTCAGAAAATAATGCACAAAATCGTTTGTTACACGCAGCCGGGCAGGAATAATAATATTTGTCGCCAATGCCGCATCTACACCGAATCGGAGCGTTGTTTCTGCCAGCGTTGCGTCAAGCCGCACAGTATCCCTATTTTCACCCAGGGCGTCTAATACTTCGCCTCTAGCATAACGAAGCAGGCGTTGTCGGCACCCATCATTCACCGCGTTATATACAGCAACTATAAGCTGTGCCAACGCTTCGCCCTGGATTCTGCGTTCGTCGCCCGGATATAATGGCTCACTCACATAGTTCTCGAGGTCTTCCATAAATGTGTTATGCACAGTTTGTGCACTCGTTTCTATGAAGTTTATTTCTGACATTATTCCGCCTCCTTCCGTTTAATTTTTACAATCTTTGTGAAGTCGCCGGATTTTATTGCAGCCGGTTCATCTTCTATGCTTTCGATTTCAACACGCGGCTCATAAGTTTCTAACAGCCACTCGATATCTGCAGCAACTTCGCCGGCCACATTTGGCCTATCTATTAATGCACCATCAACGCCTCGAACGCGGTCAAATGGTACCTCGCCGCGCACTATTTTTAAGAGGTTAAGGGCGCATGTTTCCGGCATGCCGTTTCCGCTTGCTTTCATATTGCGTCCCTCCTTATGACAGTGTCACTTCGCTCATATACACCCAGCTCGAAATTCCGCCCGGATAACCTAAAAGCACCCTGTCGCCTTTTATTTGGCCCACACGGTGCTTTCTCTGTTTTACCCAAGCCGGGATTGTTTGCCCGGTTGCATATTTGTTACCGGTCGGGCGTGCATAATCGCCGACCTTAATAGTTGTCGTTTCTGCTTTCTTTACTGCAGTGTTTGTCGTTTTTTTCTGTTCCTTTGCAGCCAATGTGGCGCCCACTTTTAATGCGGACGTGCTGACCTTTACACTTGTGGTGTCCGGGTCGTACTCTTTGAACTCAAAGGATAGTGTTGCAACCCTCATGCGCCCCAGGTCGTCCAGTGTTACATCCCCAACGGATACCTGGCGCAATTGCATCTTTGGCCCCAGTTTTTTACCGTTCAGATAGAATGTATCGACTTGTGTCACGAGCTGTTGCCAGTCTGCAATTTCCGCCTCGATATTCACGCCCGCGCCGGAGTGCAGCACCGTTGTAAATGTCAGCGGGAAGAGCTCTTTGCCGCGTTCGTTCGTTGCTTTCTTTTCTTCCGTCGAGGTATTATTATCTGCCACCTGCGTAAAAGAAAAACTTAAATTTTCAAGGGCCATTACCTGCTTTGCACTTACGCCCCAGGTTTTCGGGCCCCATTTCGCCATTACAGCCATGCTATCCCTCCTTTACTGCGGGGATTGCGTATTGCTTCCACCAGCGTAAACGCCGCCGTGTGTGTGCTTTTTCAGGCTAATGCTACCTGCGGTAACATCACCATTTGGCACTTTTACATTCCCGGCAATCAACGTCGGCAGAAACTCGCCCCAGTTCCCATCAAGGCGACCGAGAAGTAATCCGGTATGGTCGTCAAACTCCGCATATACTACCTCTGTCCCCTTTTCAAGTTTCCCGGTATCGCCGCGCAAATGCCACGGAATTGTAATTTTTGCGGTCGGTTTTTCGCTTGTGTCGGAGGGAGCAACGCGGGCAGTATCTCCGCTTATGCTGGCAATCAGCCCTTTGTGTATTTGTCCCATTAATACCCCTCCAGCAAATCTCTGAAATACAAGGTCGATTTATTACCTACAAAATCATGACGCACCTTATAAATAAACACAGTGCCGTCCCATGCGCTCGCTTTTTTTGTATTCAGCTTCATAATACTTGCCGCAGCATAACCGAGCTGCAGTTCTTTTGAGAACTGGCCAGTGCGGCCGTATTTATTAGCGTTCCGGAGCAGGCCTTTTGCAAAACGCACAGCCTCTGCATTGCTGTTTGTTTTAATAGCCATTTCCGGACGAAGCACAGAAGTATTGACTGCGTTTGGTGCGCTAAATTTACCGATAAACCTGCCACTTGCCACTTCGCATGAGCCATAGCATGCAGCACGATTATCTTTATAAGAAAATATGCCGTTTATATCTACATTAAGTGTACCGGCAGGCGCTTGCTTTTCAATATACTGCTCGTTATATGCCAGCAACTTGCCGTCATACACAATCATTGCACAGCCTTCCAGCATACACAGACGCGAATAAAACGCAAAATCTCCTTCGTTTTCTTGTTTGATATACGGATACATCTGGTCAGTACAGCCATAGTTTTGAAATTCCAGGCCGTGATTTTTTGCGATTTCATTTCCTAACTGCAGGAAACGCACGCCTTCCCAGCTTTTCGAGCGTTTTGTCGTTCCGCTTTGCGGAATAGACATCGCCCTAATGGTAAATAACCCGTTCTCCGGCTTCATGGAGTGAATGAACATTTTCCCGGTGTCGCTCGCGCCTTCTACAAAACGGATTGTATCACCGGGCGCCGGGTTCCATTTGCTCCACACGCCTTTTGTATCATTAAAGCGGAGAACCAATGTGTCGGCCTGTTTTTCCGCATACATTTCATGCACGCAATAGTTAACAGACACATCATTGTAAATATCCGCTCCGTTATAATACAGTTTCATTCTGTATTACTATCCCGACGCCACGGCGGCAATGTGTCCGGCGTTTCCACATTCTCAACGATAGGCAGCCGCAAAGGTACATTTGCCTCGAAGATAAGCACATCCGCATAATCAGGATTGAATTCAATAATATAATGGGCGAGTGTTTCCTCGCCGTACATTTCAAGCGCCAATGCGTCAAAGGTGTCGCCCTGGCGTGTCATATATTTCTTGTAAGATATAATCTTACGCAAACTGCGCCACCTCCCGCATTGCAACAAATTCCTCAAGCCAATCAAAGAACTCGGCTTCATGCGCTTTCAGGCGTGCCATAAGGTCGCCTTCTTCGCCTTTGCCTGCACTCTGAATTTGTGGGCTCCATGTAAAGTTTGAGAAATCATTGTATACAACAATATTTGTGCCGTCCACAAGGCTGCCAAGCGAAAAACCATCGATTCCGAGTAATTGGCCGGCTTTTCTCCAAATACTTATATTTTGCTCACGGTATGCTTTATCAAACGAAATAACCGCCTCTGTTCCGGCTTCACCCGCAATAGAAACGCCATCTGTAAAGCCACCGGACGCCAGCATTGGGATTTTCGGAATGTTAATTCCAAACGACTGACCGCCAAATTTCGGAACCCAGTCAGGAATATCGACATTAATGCCATTCAAAGCACCAATCGCGCCGTTCACAAGACCAATGACTGCATTTATTGGAGTTTTTACAAGCCCCTCAAGGCCACTCCATATTCCACCGAAGATGTCAACAACGCCATCCCACGCTTTCGACCAATTGCCAGTGAACACGCCGGTAATAAATCCAAGAAGTCCCTCGAATACTGTTTGCAAACTCGCTATAACCGGCATTATTGATTCGATTGTAGCGCTTAAGGTCGAGAACAGTAAATTAGCAACTAACTCGACGACCGGAGCCAACGCAACGAGCACATCAATAATACTCATAATCAATGACCCCAACTGCGATAATAACGGCATTAAATAATCAATTACCGGGCCGACGCTATTCGTCACAAAGTCAATGGCTGCTTGCAGACCAGGTGTCAAGTATTCAACAATAGGCTGTGCAACCTCGGATTCTATTGTACGCCCAAGCGCCGACAATGAACTGCCGAGTGTATCATAAGCCGCGCTGTCCAACTGCGCCATAGATGCAGCAGCGCTGTCAATAGCGCCCTCTGTCTGCATAAGTGCAACGACAGCTTCTGCACCCAAGTCCTCGAACATTGTCCCCATAAGGCCAACTCCGGCTTGATATTGCACCGTCTCATCGTCACATTCCTGCAGAGCTTGCATT